CCCCGTGCATATTTGAGTGCGACGTGGAAGCACTACCAGTGAGGGAAATTCGCCAGTACCGGAGCTTAAATTCCGTAAAAGGCGATTCCAGGAGTCAAGTTTTGAAGGTAATCGTTTGACTTTCAAACGTTTGCACTTCATTTCCGGACGCTGGAAACTCTCAGACCATCTAACCTTGAACCCGCGAAGAGAATTCTTCACGAGTGCGTGGATAGATGATCTGACGGTCCACGATGGATAGCCTGCAGAAGCAGTTCCATAGGGCACAGCCCCATAAACCTCTTCTACACGGTCCATCAGGTACCGAGATACACTGTCGTAGCCCTTCTCTGCGAACGAATTCGCATAGGAGATCCACGACGCGTAAGCTGAAGCATCACTGGGTTTGCCGGACCATAATGTCCTCAACCGGACGGGCGTGACGTTGATGCCATCATAAGCATCGACACCACACGACTCCCGGAAGAGTCCACTATGGAAGCTCTTGGATCTGTTCACGGTTAGCAAACAAGATTCAAGAGCCTCGGTTACAGCAGAAAAGTCTTCGTTGCGACATATAATGTCGTCTCCGTAGACATAAATCTGCTGCGACGCTAACCGAGTGCTCGAACTCGTACTGAGTGACACAGCCGCAACGGCTAGGGCCCAGAAACAAACCGCTTCAACGGGAAAGCATAAAGCTGAACCCATCGGTGCGAATTTGGTTAAGGGAACTATTCTACCATCTGGTAGAAGTGTCGAGCCGGTTCGTGTAGCTTCTAAACACTTGAAAAGCTTCTCTGGGAAGAGAAGTCGAACAAGTGTTAGAGACACACGATCAGAGGCATCTTTCAAGTCGAGAGTGGCGTGCGAACCATCCGCTGAAGAGCGGAGAGCCAGCCGTCCATTCACAGACTGATCGATGAAGTTGACGTGACCTCTAGTCATCGGGTGATGTTCTAGATGGGCCATCATCTTCCTGCCTAGTCCCTGTTGAATATACTGGAACTCCAGTGGTTCACATGAGATTAAGCGAGGTCCTCTTGAGTCTTTAGGAACAAGCACTACCTTTGCTCGACCGTCATCAAGACGTTCGAGATTCTGGTACCACTTGATTCTATCGACAAGCTCACGAGCACCCCCTACAATGAAGTAATCATAGTAGGGGTACTGCTGATGAATCTTCGAGTATAGACGGGAGAATTCCCATTTCTGCTCGAGACGTTCACCAGTAGCAACGGCACCTGGACCGTGGCGCGGAATGATGTCCTTCGGATCGAAATCCGAAAAGACAGCCTCCACAAGTTCGCTCGCGACCCGTATGATAGGGTCGTAAGGGGAGAGTTGCTCTCCAGAGATCTCGGACTCGTTTGAAACGAAAGCTTGCATAACTGCAACCTCTTGTTCTCGCGAGAACGGTAACTCCAACTTGTATGCCAAGTAAAGAACCTGCCTGATATCCGAAAGGACATCCGGCTGGATCCGATCCAGGCTACCATCAGGGCGATAACAGTCTCTGAGCAATGCCTGCAGAAAAGCTGGTATAGCTCGGTGCACATGGGATCTTTTAAACTCCTGTGGCACTTTGAGAGGCTGCCCACTCAAGGACGCGTCGATTGCCTTGCCTAGTTTAGGCAATGTCTTCGTCGCGAATGGGAGGCCTTCGTGCGAGATTCGAGACTCGATAGTCTGTAAATCTCGCGCGAGGGACTTACGCTCTGAAGGGTACTTGCGTACGAGATCGACAAACAGTTTCCGGAAGACGTTGAGGACAATGTCCTCGCTCTGACTTTTCAAGAGGTCCATTAGGATCCCCTTTCAGAGTCAGAGTCACTTTAAGCTGATCGAAGATCACACTAAGGATCTTCGCGAGGATGCACTTACCCTTCATGGTCTATCTTACGACTGACCGAGAAGGAGTGCATCTACGTTGGCCGACGTGTTAAGCCAGTTGCGAACGAAAGCGATCAAATCGTTAACGTCCGCACGAGCTACGACACCGTTTCGAGGCAGGGCGATAGTGACATTCATCACTGTCGTTGCCTGCTTGCCGTTACCATCGGTCTTCGTCGTAGCAAACGACAGAAGATGACGATCGACCTGATCCACGCCTTTGGGTCCCGACAGGCTATGCTTGATCTGCATAACCCGAGGGTTAGCAAGGGTTGTCCCGGAATCGATCCGGGTACTCTCAGAAGAACTGATCTTCTGGAGTTGGAAGGTCTTGTTAGCGGCGGCGGCGTCCGCGATGACCTGATCTGCTGCAAGTGACATCTGAAACCTCTTACACGAGTTTGTACACACCCTAGGTGTGGAAGTTACTTGTGCCCAAATCTCTGATCGAGAAGGGCTGCAAGCAACGCCTGTTGGTTAGTGGATAATCCACTGACTCCGAACTCAGTAGCAGGTACCGGAAGTCCGAGAGCCCGAAGATATCGCTTTGCATACACTGTCCCGGTAAGCCTCCACGGATTACCGAGATTTGGATCGAAACGGTGCCACGACTCGAAAGTCGCGTATTCCGTAATCGAATAGTGTACTTGCTCTAGGCGCCAAGTCCCTCTCAGGGGCTGGGCGTCTAGTTGGTCAAGAAACGAGCCGATCTTGAAGAACCAGTCAAGAACAAAGGAATACTTTAAAGCATTCCAAATGATCTTGGCAGGGTTCAACAAGCCCAGCGCGCTAGCAAAAGCGAGAATGGTGCCATAGATCGTATCCAGTCCCTCAAGGTTCTGCGTAAGGACGCAGTGAGCCCTGAAAAGGGCAGAGTACTGGGTACACGGGAATAGTGTAGTAAACCCAGATGAACTAGGATAGCCGAAAGGAGTGTTGATGTCCTTTCGAGTAAAGTAGTTCATCTTAGTAGGTTTATTACGAGTTTTACGAAGCCAGTCAAGGCGATCGAGAACTCGTTGCACTATTGTAGACAAGGCTTTAATGTCAGACAGTAACGGTTTGAGACCGAAACTGTAAGCCAGAAAGCCATCCCGAAGGTGACGCACATCAAGGAGCTTCTTAAGCAAATTTGCAATTGCTTCAGCAAGATCCTTAACCTCAGGCAACTCCCTGATAAAGTTGAAGAAATCAACATGACCAGGAATCTGAGTCGAGAACTGCGTATAAGCAGCTCTCGATGCATCACTCAAATCTGTGCCACCAAACTTCGGCATGAGAGTGGTATCTATGTCCTCAGGAGCGTAGTAAACGCACAGGTTACTGATGCCGGTATAACCGCCAGCAGAATTCCAGTACGTTCCTGCGTTTGTGAAACCATAGTTACCAAACACACGAAAGTGTCTCACAGGTTTGATCGTACTAGGATCGTTCACCCTATCGGCGATCGATTCATAGTAAGTCATGAGGACCGTGTTGTATGGGCCATCTAGTATATCAGCTGCACCAGGTTTGGTGTAGGTGTTATAACAGGGACCTATAAGAACACGATCAGTCCTGACTCTAAGACGATCCCTCGCAGGACCCCTAGGGGCTCGACGAGGACCACCTGAGTTCTTATGGCTCATGAGAGACACCTTCTGTCGTTCCGTACACAACACCCTTTCGGAGATATGGGAGACGGCCTAGCC